AACTAAAAATTACACTCCAGTACTAATTAATGGTACTGTAGAAAATATTGCATCGAATGGTATTTCAGGTCTTTATGGTCAAGATTTTCAAGGAGATGGAACCTCTGCTAGTTCTCGTTTACGCCTTCGTGGACGCAAAGTAGTAAAAATTCATACTGTTCGTCAGCTTGATGGAACAATAGTTGATCCAAGTAAGTACTATCTATCAGATCACTCCGTTCTTGTAGGAGTAGCTGGCTCAGGGTGGTTTTCTTCTCGTGTAGAAGTTACATACACTTATGGATCTCCACCTCCAACTTCTGGACGCACAGCAGCTCGTCTTTTTGCTACAGAGCTTGTAAAGCTTTACGAGAATGACGATACATGCGCCCTACCGCAGCGTGTTACATCTATATCTCGTCAGGGAGTCTCTTACACAGTTCTTGACCAACAAGACTTTATTGATGATGGAAAGACTGGTTTATACGCTGTAGATTTATTTATTAAGACCTCTAACCCAGACAAAGCTCGTGCTCGTTCTCGAGTCTTTACCCCCGACATTCCTCGTGCTCGTCGTATTACTGGAGCATCTCCATTATATCCATTGAGTGCATTTGATCTTTATGTTACCGCAGAGGGTACTTCCAATGTTTATTATCTTTCGGAGATTAATGGAGACTTTATCTCTGATAACAATAACTGGGATATTCAAGTAGATGTCTCTGACATTAACAGTAACAATATTATTACACTTCCTAATGCTGGAGCAATCGATAGAAATGAAGGCACAATCCGTGTCAGTGCCACATATCAACAGATTTTTGATGCAATAGGTCCTCGTGACCCAGGAATTTTAGATATATATGCTGTTAGACCTAGCCTTGCAAATCCAGCTGTGGACGAGATTGTTCATCTTATTTCTAGTAATATAGTTACACATCTAGGCGAACGAACCATTCCTATTTACACTGTTTAAGACGAACTAACTAAAAGACAAGAGGACATATGAGTTTAACTATAGACACTAGCACTGTCTCTTCTGACGCTAAAAATTTAGCTAATCTTATGCAAAATTTACTTGATGCTGTAATTGCTACATATGATTCATATACTATGCCTTTACCGGGTCGTCGCTACTGGACTCTAGGTAGTCCAGCAGTTGACTGTGAGCAGGTAGTTATCTCTATGTTACAAATGTATATAGGTTCTCCCGGAGATGAAGCCAATCTTCCACGCCGTTGCAACGATCCACGATCAGCAACTCTTTTAGTTTCAGTTTCACGAGAAGTCCCTACCGTTGGTCAAAATGGTAAGGCACCATCTGCTGATGCAATTCAAAATGCTTCAGAGATATGTGCATACGATGCATGGATTCTGTTGGATAGCGCAAGACTATTGGATCAATGGGATCCAGCAACATATGGTCTTGGTGTTATCGCAACAGTAGAAACCAACTCTCCTGAGGGCGGGTTTCAAACAGTAACAATGACTATAACTATGGCGATTCCATAATGGCTATAGTTAAATTCTATAATGTTCCATTAGATAGACTTCTTAATGATTCTGACGGTGAAATTGGAAGATATTTATCTAAGAAAGGTGATCAAATTAGAACGATTGCTCGTACACGAGTAGGCGTTAGAACTGGTCGACTAAAAGCAACAATGCATAAAAGACACCTTAGAGATCCTAGGGGTCAGTATATCTTGGTAGGAAATGACGCTCCATACGCTCTTGCCCATCACGAAGGAAGTAGGCCAAGAGTTGTACGACCTACTGGATCTAAAGTTCTTCGTTTTGTTGCTAGAGGTCAAGTTGTTTTTGCCCAACAAGTTATGCATCCGGGAACAAAGCCAAACAAGTATCTATTAGATGCTTTAAAAGTTGCACTATAATTAATATAACGACAGAAAAGGAAAACTCATGACAACACGATTTAAAGATTTTGGAGAAGGTGGCTCTACTAATAAAGAACCTCTCTCATTCAAACTCCACGGTGAAGATTTTACCTGCAAACCAGCTGTACAAGGAAAAGTTTTACTTGAGATAGCTTCAATTGGTTCTGGTAACGATCCAGTGGCTGCAGCAAACGCTATGTATGGATTTTTTAGTTCTTCTATGGACGAAGAAAACTACACTCGATTTAAAGCACTTCTAGAAGATGAAGAAAAAATTGTAACCGTAGAGACTCTAGGAGAAATTGCTGGTTGGTTAACTGAGCAATATGCGGGCCGTCCTCAATCGGGGCCAGAGCAATCTGCGAGTGGGCAATAGACCTCTGGCCTTATCTAAACGGTAAAGCTCTAACGCAAGGTATTAGATTGGAGGAAATGGATATGTCAGATATGTTAGATGTACTGCACTATTACATGGAAGAAGACTATAACATTTCCACAGCAGAACAAATCGATGCTCGTGCCAATGTTAGAAAAGTTATCTACAGAAATATGTATAACAGAGAATATCTGTTCCCTACTAGTAACGGAGGTAGAAATACTTCAACAGCTAGTGGAGAGTTTTATGATGACTCTATTATGCCAGTAGATCCTATGAGAGGACCTACGAAATCTTATGTTCCACCTACAGATTTCAACCCAGAATCAATAAAACCCTTTGGAGACACATTAGATGCTCCACTCGGTAACTGATAAAAATTAAGGAGGTGACAGCATGATAGTAGGAGCAGCTCAAATTGTAGTTCGTGCTGTCACTTCTGGGGTAAAAAATGACATCAGAAGAGGTTTTAAAGATGTCGATGGCATAGGAGGAGATGCTGGAGATAGAGTAGGAAAAGATTTTAAAAATGGTTTAGCAAGGGGTATGGGAGATAATGTCTCTTCTATTTTAAATGTTGGCGGTTTAGTTGCTGGTGCAGAAGCTGCTGGTGCCGCTTTTTCAAGTCTTCAAAGACGAGGCAACACTCTTATTGCTATCGTAGTTGCATTAGGTGGAGTAATTGGCGCACTTATCGGTGGTTTAGGTGTATTAGCTGGAATTGTTATAGGAGCTAGTCCAACTCTTTTAGGTCTAGGAGTTGCTGCAATATCTGTAGCAACTAGCTTTGCTATATTAAAATCTGTATTTAGTGGTGTTGGTGAAGCTATAGCAAGTCAATCTAAGGGAACTAGTGACCTTGCTGATGACCAAGAAAGACTTGCAGACGCTGCAACTCGAGTATTAGATACTCAGTATGCTTTAAACGAATTAACCAAACAACAAGCTAGAGATATAAAAGATTTAGAAGATAGATATAAAGACAGTGCAGATGCACAAACTGATGCCAACATTGCAGTTGAAAGATCAGAAAGAAACTATCAAAATTCAGTTAAAGCAACAGAACAAGCTTTAGAAGATGTAACTACAGCTCGTGAAGATGCAAAAGAGGCAATTCAACAACTTCGCTTTGAGCTTGAAGGCGGAGTTATATCTGAAAAGAAAGCTCGTCTTGAGTTTGAAAAAGCTCGTGACTCCTTACAGCGTGTTCAAGATCTTCCACCCAACTCTCGTGCTCGCCGTGAGGCTGAGCTTGCTTTTTCTGAAGCAGATCTTAATTTGCGTCGTGCAATTGATAAAAATAATGATCTTCGTAAATCAACTGCTAAAGCAAATAAAGAAGGGGTAGATGGTAACGCTAAAGTTGTAGCAGCACAACAAGCTGTACAAAAAGCAATAATTTCTCAAAGTGACGCAGAGATTGATGCAGCTAAAGCTGTAAGAAGTTTAGTAAAAGCAACAGAAGCAAAACTTGCTATTGAAGAACAGCTAAAAGCAAACTCACCTTTCTATGAAGCACAGAGAAGAGCTTTAGAGCTAGCAGATCGTGCTGTTACAGAAGCGTTAAAAGATCAGGCAAAAGCTGCAAAAGAAGCTGCTGCAGCACTTAAGGAAGACCCTTACGCAAAGTTAACTCCTTCAGCTAAGGCATTTGTTGATTATATTGTTTCATTAAAAGACGAGTTAGATGCCCTTAAAAAAGTGCTTCAAGAAAATTTCTTTGCTAAATTTACTCCAGCTGTAAAAGAACTTGTTGAGACATATCTTCCATTATTAAAAGAACTACTTCCTCCAATTGCAACAGCCCTTGGAAAAGTTGCTGAAAAGATTAAAGAAGTCTTTACAAGACCTGCAGTTATTGCAGCAATTGAGACATTATTAAAAGATATGCCAGAACAAATTGAAGCACTAGGTGGCATTTTTACAAATCTTGCAGCGTCATTTGCTATTCTCCTTGCAGCTTTTTCTCCATTCTACACAAAGTGGCTTAAATATGTTGAAAAACTTACAGAGGGTTGGCTTGAAACTTTAGAGGTTAAAGCAGCTAACGGAAAGCTTGAAGAGTCTTTTAAGACAGCGGCGGAGACTATGGAGTCTTTGTGGACCTCTCTCGGTAATTTCTTAGGAGGTGTTGGTAATACAGTTAAAGCAATATTTACTGAAGGTGGAGCTGGCCATATATTCTTAACTTGGCTTGAAGAGACTACTGAAAAATTTGAACAGTTTACTAAACAGGGGGAAGCCGATGGAACCCTTAGTACATATCTAGCAAACTTAACTACTAACTTTACTTTAATCTTAGATAACATTGGGCTTATATTAAAAGGTTTACTTGACCTTGGTGCCTCTCCGGGTCTAAAAGGATTTTTAGAAAAATCTAAAGAAGCAAATGTTATTTGGAATCAAGTTGCATTAGACATATCTAAATCTCTTCCAGCTCTAGGAAATCTTAACATTTCTGCTGCTAAATTTACAAAAATATTTCTTGATGGAGATGGCATTGGGGTATTTTTTAACACTCTAGCTGTAACTATAGGTGGAATTGTTCTATTGTTAGATAATCAATTTGCTAAAGCAATAATTGATGCAACTGGTCTTATAGTTGGATTTGCTTTAGCTATAGGTTTACTCAACATAGCAATGACATTTATGGGTAAAGTAGGAGTAAATGCCATACTTAAGCTAGATACTATGTTCCTTGCAAAACTACCTCAGAATAGTAAATTAGTATATAAGCTTAGATTTGCTGTTATGGCACTATCGGAGGGAATGGTAGCTTTAGCTGCACCTATTCTAATAGCAATTGCAGTGATAGTTATAATTGTTGCAATACTTAAAACAGCTTACGATCAAAGCGAAGTTTTTAGAAATGCTATATCAGATTTAAATGAGGCTCTTGGGAAAGCAGTTAAAGATGGAATAGAGAAAATTAAAAAAGCTATTGAAGATATTATTGGCCCTGTTGAAGGTGTTATGAATGTATTCAAATCTCTTGGAGACTTCTTAGGAAAATACATAGTTCCATTTTTTGAAGGTGTTCTTGTGGTAGCAATAAGACTTGTTGTTGACGCTATTATATTAGCTATAAAATTTATAGCAGCTTTCTTTAAACTAGCTACTGACCCTATCGGTGCATTACAGCTAGCTCTTGGTGGTCTGCTTACTTTTATAAAAGACACAATAGAAAGTATAGCTAAAGCTTTTGGATTTAAAATTTCTTGGGCTTGGCTAACTGACGGGTTGTCATCGGCTCTTACATTTATAGCTAAAGGGATAAATGGCGTAATTAACTATATAAACGGGCTTATTGAAGATTTTAATACGATTCCTTTTATACCTAATATACCCAAAATTACCTTTAAAATCCCTATTCCTGTAAAACTTGCAAAAGGCGGAGTAGTCCCTGCCACGCAGGGAGGTATGCTTGCAACAATTGGTGAAGCAGGGCGTCCAGAGCGTGTAGAGCCTTTAGACCCAGACGGTTTATCAAAGCGTGACAAAGCAATGATTCAGTTATTATCTGGCGGTGGGGGAGTTAATATCACAGTTAATCCCGCTCCTGGTATGGACGAGCGCGAACTTGCGGCAATGGTATCTCGTCAGCTTGCATTCCAACTTCGTAAAGGTGCGTAATATAAATGCCAGAGATTTATAATCAGGATCAAGAGTTTAATCTAACCCGTAGAGGATTAACACCACTCCCGCAGCCTCATTTAACTGGAATGAAGCTTAAGGCAGATATTGTCTTAGGAGATTTTGTATTTAACACAATTGATGAGTACGGCGTTACTTGGGTAGTTACTGATATTGAAGGATGGTGGCAGCATCCAGAACCAATTATGCCAAGTATTCCTCGTGGTCTTGGTGATGGTGATTATGACATTAAAGGTCGCTATAACGCTCGTATTTTAACTTTAACTGGAAGTT